ATGGTGTACCCTCGATTCTCGGCTACGTATCCCAAAACAACAACAAACTACTTCCAAATACTACGTCCGTATGTTATGAACGCAACCGAGCATTTTTTTAAGATGATTCTACGGAATGATGCGAGGTGCTCGAATCTTGCCTCGTATTTCAAAAGTCAGTTGGGTTACCTAGGGGATGATCTTGAAAAACAATTTCGTGCATGCCAATTGCGTTTGAACAATCACAATCAGAGTACATGGAACATGTCGTACAGTAACCATGCCGTGGATCTAAAAGGGGATTGTGTGTTGCTCCAAAGTTTGGCCTATATGATCACGATTATGGATCCAGATTCTGTAGAATATGTCGACTCGGTCACCGGAGTTCATAGGTTTCGTAATATTGATATCATGAGCCCTTTTGAGGGTTACATCAATCAATGCACAAAGTCAAATGTGGCGGAGGTTGTATGTCGAACCGATGAGGGGGATGAGGGGTTTCAGGTTCTTATCCCGAACAAGAAAAGAAAAGCACCCCACCACGACCTCCTATATGATGATCTTCAGTACACTGGAAAAAAAAATAAAAAATGAATAAAATATAATCAGTAGTTTTCATCTCATCGTTCTACTATTCATCATACTACTAAGTAACAAAAAAATCATGACAGCCGAGTTTACAGTATACGCAATTGACCGAAATGAAGACTCTTTGTTTGCATGTATTTCAACATTCTTACAACGTCTTGAATTTGATCCACTCGTTGCATCGATCCCCTGTTTACGTGGTTTATGCACTTATATGTGTAAATTGAGCTTAAATGGGGATGGTACGGTCGACTCATGGAGTCTAAGGACGCTGATTGCTTCTGAGTTAGATAAGAAGGTTGAAGACCTTGAGAACAACGACATAGACGAATACTTCCGTACTATCGAGTCGTCTGCTGGTGGGGAGTTAGAGATGCGTATCTTGGCAAAAGTGTTTAATCTTAAATTTCGCATTTACAATAAGGATGAAGAAAACAATCTTTTCGAAGACAAAGTGATTGAGGAAAGGGAAGGTGGATTAGAGATACATTTATTGCATCAGGAGGATACCCAGCATTACTACGACTTACTTCTCCGTACGAAGAAGAAGATCGAAGAGGTTGAGAATACGATGATGAAAGATCGGCGTGGGATTTCTATCAAGCTAAGAGCGCGAGAGATTCTTATAGAGGTTTGTGTGGATAAGGATGGATATGGTTGGATACCATATCTACAGAAATCTCCACAGTATCATAATCTACAAGGTTTACTTCAATTTGTAGTCTCAGAGAATATGAGAAGTGCTAAGAATGATCAATGTCGAAAAGATAAAATAAGAACGATGAAACAACAACTGCATGAACTCCCCCGCACTAAATGTACGAAGGGCAAAGACTTCATTGTTCGAGTTGATGACGAGCTTCAGGGTTTCTTATTAGGCTATGGAGGGAGAAGCACCAGTAGCAAAAAACTAACCTACCCCTTACCACTCCTTGATTCAGTGTATGGATTAATCAAAGAACAGCTAATCGAAGGAACAATCGACGATGATGATGATATGGAATTATCAACATTTTTACAAAAGGAGAAGGATAATATAGTGATAATGAGAGAGTACCAAAGTCTCATCAAAGCGTTCAATAAGGATGATATCAACAACCTACTTAGCATGTGGTTCTCTTCAAAAAATGGTCACCTAACACAATTACGTAACCATCCATATATTAAGAATAGTGAGATTCAAACCATGATTAAGATATTCGAGGATTACTTTGATAATGAACTTATGAACGAGTCTTCGGTGGATAACTTTTCTCGATCGTATGCTTCTCGCTGTATGCAAATTAAAACATTACACAAGAATGACAACTCAAAGGACCAAGATAATCGAGATGCCTTTCATCCAAACAATATAAAGGAATTCCGTAAATTGATCACCAAATGTGTGCTGATACATTGTAAGTTATTCACGAAGGATGATTTGATTAATATTTCGGGATTGGAGATTATGAAAAGGGTATTCTACGACCCCATGATCGACTTTGTTCGTGATGATGATGGGGTGGATCTTTGGTATCGAATCACTCCTTGTATTCTTCTTGTTCTTCAACATATCACCAAGACCCATAACAGGGAATCAAGGGCCACGATTAAGTCAAAACTTGATATCATGTTGATTCATTGGGAGGCCTTTTATTTTGCCACCTACTCCAAAAACTTGGACATGAAGTCAACCTCCGCGGCCTATTCCCGTTTGGTTCCATTTATTGAGAAGTGGAGAGAAGATCGAGAGACTGCTTCGAGGATTAAACATGATCTAGATTCAAATAAAATGACCCTCTCGAACTCAAGCTCAAGTACTTCAAATAAAATGCTACCTATGGGTTATTTGATCGGACAGGAGTTGGGGAATGCTACATATACAGTCAATCAGGAGATCAACTGGGATCAGACCTATACATATTGCAGTAAAGAAATAAAATACCTACGATCCTTGATCACCGGTATCTTTGGGAGTTTCTTCTTTGGTCAACGGCTCTTAGGTTTCAAGGATACTTACGTAATCATCATCACAAGAACAGAGAATGATATCAAATCAGCAAAGGAGGCTATAGACTTTACAAAAACCACAGCTTTCGTTACATTCTTTAATTCAAAACTCCCCATAAACAAAGGTAAGGGTTGTTCGGTAATTGTTGTGTATATCGATGACGAGAAGAAGAAGGTAGAGAGGATGAGCGATATTGAGGAAGATCAAATTAAACTTATTTTCTACCGATCGACGAAGGTAAAGGGGGCTTCCAATATTGTGAATACAAACTACCCATCGGAGTATGTAATCTATAAGGCTGATTCAGTTAAAGATAAAGAAGTTGTGGGCTACTTTATCATGGATCCGGTGAAGGTTGGGTTAGTATTTCGGAGGTATTTCCTACAATTTGATACTATGATTGATTGGGAAAATAAAGTTGGATTCACCCCAACGATGCTTTCACGTAAATCTAGATATCTCCCAAGCTCTACAATTCCAGAGGTATTGGAAGAAATTCAACAGAATAAAGTGTCAGAGAGAGATTATCCAATAATTTATGAATATCCAAAAGATCCAAAAGATCCAAAAGATCCAAAAGATCCAAAAGATCCAAAAGATCCAGATAATAAAATGTTGGTTTCGGTAGTATATTTATTTGAGAGACCTAGAGCCAAGGGGTGTATAGAAAAACACAATGTACGCGAAATCTTCCCCAAGTCTATGGAACATTGGGATACCAAGCTGCAAAGCTTTACTCAGCCTTTACGGAAAACAATGATTAACTTTGTAGAAATATGCATATTTATGCATGAGAACACCATATTGAAAAAAATTTTTGAATCCATCTTTGGTAAGGGTACTTTCAACAAAGCCTTTCTAACGAAGACCTTACATCGATTGGAAAATCATGATGACGCTACAAGATCCAAAAACTATTTGGCAAATCTGAGAGAAAGGATAGAAGATAGTGGCTTGCTTATACTTATTTCCATACTTTTAACCAATTGTGATCCTCATTTACATAAGGATGGCTACTACGGAGAGAAAGATTTAATCTACCAAACAGCCGGAACTACGAAGTCAGGAACGGCAATTAAATTCAAGTATATTGAAATCATCAATCCACCACCACATGCCCATCCTACTGATGCACCACCACATGCCCATCCTACTGATGCTCCACCACATGGTATTAGAAAGAGGAAGAAACAAGAACCAAGCAGTCGATGGAAACCAAGCAGTCGATGGAAACCAATCATTCATGGATTGGCCTATGCGTACGTGAGTTCAGGCCCGGACGAATCGTGTAGGTATTTCTATCCTGTTCGTGTGGTGGGAGAAATCGACCAATTGAATTATGTAATAAAATTCTTTGGCAATGATCCGAAGATCTACCCAGTTTTAAAACACGATTTGATTCCATTTGTGAAAGTTGGGGATACAATTTCTGGATGCTGGGAGGAAAACAAGAATCATTATACTGCCAATCTGATTCATCTTGAGGAGTTGGACGATGACAACATAAGTGCATCGTATCAATTTAAAAGAGATGGTGTAGTCGTAAAAGATGTATCTATTGATATGGTTCTAATCTGCCGCCCCATTCCGAATAAACGAAAAAAGAGACAGAAAAGGGTACTATAAACCAATAATATCATTTTGTGATATGTATCTTTACCATAAATGTTTTTTTTTTACCATAAATATTTAAAGCAAAATGTCATCAGCATCCATCACATTTCCTTTGGTTTTTGATATGGATACAAACACAACTATGGCCGGAGAGGATATAGGCGCGGTAGAAGATATCGATGTGGATGCTATTATTGAGATAAATGTGTTTGATCCTGCTAAATACTTTACCTTGAAATTCAAACAAGGAGATGAAGATACGATTGAATTTGATGTTGATTTCATCACAGGATCGATTCAGCCATTTGATGAAATGAAGTTAATTGATTGGGTGTATTATCCAGGACAAACACTGGGTACTTATGTTGGTGGTGATGGGACGACGTATAGTAATCCAAGCACAGAATTAAGCAAAACATGGACTTCAAATATTTCAAAGTATCCTAGTAACTCCGTTGCTACGAATCTACAAAGTATCTTCATGCAATTCATTGGTGACCATTACTTCAACCACCCATTGGCCACTGCTGCGATTGAGAACGACACCACCATAGGGTCTACTATCAATCAACTACTCACTCAGTTGGCAACATCTTGGACAAAGACAGGGACAACAATTACATCTGACGATATTTTGCTTGCTAAAAGGTCTGTTTTGGAACAGTTTATTAATGATGCGGCGGATGCAACGAACCAACAACGCATTCAAGCAAGTTCAGATGGTACATCTACCTTTACATTTTTAAAAGACGATTCGGTGGATTTTTTGATATACTTTACGAATTCCGTGAAACATGACAACGACATAACTTTTTACGGTGATCAAGCAAATGAATATATCCCTCCAGTATCAGGAGAAGTATTATGGAGTGCTAACATGAATATACAAAACCGCATATTTTTTCATAGTAATTACTTATATTGTATTTCCCGAACAGATTTAGTCGTACTTGATACATCGGATGGAAGTACTGTGGCTACGTATGCGATGAATACGAGCATTGGTGCAACTAATAGGGTTAATAGAATATGTACGATGACCCCAGATCGACAATACTTGGCACTGTTGCCATATTCAAAGTCCACCGATTGGAGAATTTTCGTGTACCATAGAGATGATTGGACCACAGTAGCGTATACGATCAACTGTCCACAACAGATATATGGTATGGAATTCTCTTCAACAGCACTAATCGTTCATTGCACGAATTCCGTGTATGTATATAATATAGAAGAAAGTACGTACACTTCTATGATTGCAGGTACAGGGACTGCACAACAAGGTAACGGTTTTTGTTTATTTGATGATAAGGTCTATGTTGCATATAATTATTTAAGAGAAATGGATCTGACAACAAATACTGTAACACAACAAATAGATCTACCTATATTTGGTTCATACGCAGCATATGAAATTGAAGTATGTGATAATTACATTATTATTGGTACAAAGTATGGTTACGTACAAATGTATAACAGAAGTGATTTAAGTCTCCATAAGGAAATCGAACCACCCTTTGATCCCAATGCAACTAATTATGTATACGATTTAACTATTAATAAAGATGCAACGTTGTTTGCTGTAACATATAAAAAATATGATGGCGTTCATGTGTATGATATGGTGGAGGGTACGTTAAAGTTAGTGACAAATAATCATGAAAACCCAAAAATTGTCCAATCTAGTGTAGATGACGTAAATACTTTTGCTGCTACAAGTGGGTCGGGTTTTACATATTACCCAAGCATATTTAAAGTAGGGGATAATGAGTTGTTTACAGCTGGTGAGAATCTATTTTCGGATTTCAGTAGAAAGATTAAATTACGGGTCAAAATGTCCTAAACGATGGTATCCTTTCACACTAAATTATTATTCTAACTTAATTATTACATCTTAATACTAAACAAAAGTAGAATGGTTTCAACGAACGAAGATTTAAAACATAACTTTGAAAAGATTATACGAAAGGCAAAGTCACAACAGAAGATTGATTGGGAAAAGATTTCGATACCGAATGAATTCAAGGAGTATGATGATACGAAGGAAGATGTTGGTGCAGCTGAAACCAAAAATCTTTTACGAAAGATTGCGATTGTTAAATTGAATGGAGGATTGGGTACCAGTATGGGATGTTGTGGACCTAAATCGATGCTAAGGGTGCGGGGAGAGGACTCCTTCTTAAGTCTTATTGTCAAACAAATAAAGAACCTGAACGATACGTATAATGTAGATATACCTTTTTGTTTGATGAATAGTTTGAATACGGATGATGATACGAAGGGTGAGTTGAGTCGTATTGATGAAGATATCACGCTCGAACATTTCATGCAGTCAACCTACCCCCGCCTTCAACCGAACACCTTCGAACCACTCCGAACGGGTGAATATTCAAAGGAGAATGCAAAGTTTTGGTACCCTCCAGGGCACGGTGATCTATACTTTGCCTTGAAACGATCGGGGGTACTACGTAGGTTAAAGGATCGTGGGATTGAGTATTTGTTTGTTAGTAATGTGGATAACTTGGGTGCGACGATGGATTTGAGAATATTGAATCACATTGTGGATCACAGGATTGATTTTCTCATGGAGGTGACGAAGAAGACCCTACTCGATGTTAAGGGGGGTACGGTCGTTTGTTATGAGGACCAGCTTATGCTCCTCGAGGCTGCTCAAGTAGAGGAACAGTATATGGATCAATTCCAATCCATTGACAAATTTAAGGTGTTCAATACCAATAACATCTGGCTCTCTGTCGATGCCTTACAACAAACCAAACACATCGATCTACCTGTGATTTTTAATAAAAAGAAAATTGATAACCTTATTGATGTTGTGCAATTAGAGACAGCAATGGGGGCAGCACTGAATTCGTTTCCTAATTCAAATGTTCTTTGTGTACCAAGATCACGATTTATTCCTGTTAAGAAAACCTCAGATTTATTCCTACTTCGATCGAATTTGTACAATATAGATCGAAGTACTGGTAGTGTGAGTCGTAGGGATCCTTCGAAACAACTACCAATAATTCGATTTAGTCCCCAAGAGTACCAACATCTTAAAGATTTTGAATCAAGATTCCCAAGCGGGATTCCAGATATTAGTAGATTAAGTGATCTAAGTATAAGAGGCAATATTGTTATGAATGGTGATTGTGTATTACAAGGTAAATTACTATTCGACAACCAAAGAAATAATAAACTACTATTAGAAGATCAACTATTTATCGATAAGGATTATATTTATACGAACAACAACACCTCCATCGATGTAAAAAAATGAAATACATTTCCAATTTTCTTTTCACTTATTAGGTTGTAGGTCTCAATCATGGTTTATACTTCTCGTTTCCTGGTCAAGGATGCGAATTTTTCTAAAATAAAAGCAGCATTGAATAAAATCAGCGATGGAATTGAGAAAACACAAAACGAATTAATCGATGAAATTCTGGAAAACATGGATAAAGGCGCTGTGAAATCCGACGATTTTGTGGATAAAGTTTGTCATCTTCTATACAAACAAACTCTTAATATTTCACAATTTAAGTTTGTTGAGATTTATATTAAAATTTTAAAAAAAATCATCTCGAAGTTCTCTTCGGGCAAGGAAGCTTTATCAAGGAACATTTATCTTATCATCTCGAATATTACTGAATATGAACAAAAACAGCAGACACAAGTTGGAAAAGTGTTATGGATTTTGAAACAGAACAATCTACTTGACTACATTGGCAGCATTAAATTTGATACAGATCCTCTGTATGAGGTTGGGATTGGATATTTCGATAAATGCTTTGATGTCACGAAACATATGTCGAAAGAAGAAGAAGAGGCATTTTCGGTAATTTCAAATGCTACGAATAAGTCTAAGTCTATCGAGCTACGTGTTAAAAATCTGAATGAAAAATTCAAATACGAAAACATCAAGATTAAAGATACAAAATCAATCTTTGAATTGAGATCCAAAAAACCATGGACACTTTATATTCAAATGGAACACAAGGATACATCAACCTATGACGTTAAGAAAGTTGATACACAATTTGACCTACAAACCCTAGTTTCTGATTTGAACCTTAAGGATATGTTTAAAAACTATGAGAACATTACAGCCTTCTCTTTGTTCCAAAACGGGCCTCCAGAATGGGGGGCTCACAAAGGTGGGGGTAGGTTTATATTAAAAACCGATAATTGGGAAGAAAAATATATCGAAATTTTTGAGTGGTTACAGAGTCTGGATAAAGATTCTGGCATAGTTACCGTACTGAGTATAGTGGCTGGGTTTAGGTTTAAGTTGAATCAAGTAAATGGTTGTTATAGCGTTGAAGTTTGGTATACAAGACCAGATGCAGGTAGTAAGGCTAAGCAACATAAAAAATTGGTTGATTTCTTGGAACATTATTTGAAAAATAAAATTTTCCATACGACGAATATTAGAGTGGATATATTTAGTAACAAGAAGAACAATCGTTTAACGAAAGGCAATCGTCGTAATGGTGGGGCGAGCAATCGTCGTGATGGTGGAGCGACCAATCGTCGTGATGGTGGAGCGACCAATCGTCGTAATGGTGGAGCGACCAATCGTCGTGATGGTGGAGCGACCAATCGTCGTGATGGTGGAGCGACCAATCGTCGCGGTATGAACAAAATTTCAATGAGCTACGCTGAGTCATTGAAAGAGAGAAAAAAATGCATAGATTTGACGAAGATTGTCTAATTTTTTTTACCTTATTATAAATATATGGAACGTCAAGAATATATTACTTATAATAATCTACAATCGAATATCGATCCAGTATTCGATGTTCGTTTCAACCAAGTTCCAACTCAACCTCAACGTAAAGAAAACAATTACACATACCTTATAATTGGTATAGCGGCTGCCATTTTTATCTACATGATATACAACAAGAGAAACACAACAACATCAATATCTCCGATACAATTAGAGACTCAAACTTTCAAAGAACCAAAAACTAAGCCATATACCAAACCTTATATAAAACCTAAGTTAAAACAAAATTACATCAATTCAGATCATGCGTTTGATGATATTGGTGACCAACAACAAATAACCCAGGACCAAGGTCAATTTGATGATTATATGTATGAAGATTACTACGATGATGATGAGATAGATTATGATAACGGTGTTAAATTTTCACCCCCACTACGCCCGACAATAGTATAGATTTTCTTTTTCTTTTTATTGTAATGATCGACTCTTATGAGATTCTGTACCTAGACCCCAATGAGTATATTTCCAAAGAAATTCTGAAAACAGCATACAAATATAAGGCAAGACAAACACATCCAGACATGGGGGGGTCGAATGAAGATTTCATTAAGGTCAAGGAGGCGTATAAGTATGTATACCGTCAAATGAGACCTATTTGGAATACCACGAATGAAAATGTTGAATACCAAAAACAAATAAGAACAGCAACCGAACAAACAATATCTACGAATGGTGATGAGTTTGATGAGGAACAATTTCATCGCGACTTTAATAATTTTAAAATTAAAAGTGAGTATGATGTTGATTTGGTGTATGTAGACAATGGTATTAAGATGCCTTCTATCAAGAAAGAGTCTAATTTTCACAACGAGTTCACCGATCACCATGACCAGTTTAAGAAGAATGATAAAATCATATGTTACGAAGAGCCAAAGGCTGTGAACAGCATGTATGAGGCTGATATAACTATATTGGGGAGAAGCAAAATCGAAGATTTCTCAACATCTAAGTCTACTGATTATTCAAAGGCATATACAAAATACAACACGATATACCAAAATATCAACATCCCTAAAGACAATGATAATATCATATCAACAAGACAATTCCAAACCTTTGAACATGAGCGAAACATAAACACGTTTGATCTAACAGAAGCCGATCAAACGTACTATGCTGCTCAGAACAAAAAAAAGGAAATTGAAGAACAACAAAGAAAAATTAATCAAGCCCAACATGATAAGATGGTGGCCAATAAATATAATTCATACCAACATAGGATTCAACAACCAAATGCATCATAATAGACGTATTATACCCAATGCATCGTTGCGTGATAGCGTGGGATCGTTTAAGATTAATTGACATGCCACTGAACATGTGTTGTGATAAAAGGCTAAGTATTTTGCCCGATTACCAACAATAGTTGAATGAACATTTCCATGTAAGCAATATTCACAACCCGCAAGTCCACAACCATATGTTGGTATGGTTGTTGTTGTGGTTGTTGTTGTGGTTGTTGTTGTGGGTGGTGGTGTGGGTGGTGGTGTGGGTGATGGTGGTGCTAGAGTTCTATCAAAACCGTTAAACAATTGTCTTATAACATTTACATTATCCGAAGTATGACCAGATCGAGGATGTTGATGAATTGGGCGCTGATAATATATAGACATATTATCCGACATAACATCATCAATAAACCCAACAATCGCCCCCCGTCTACGGCGTC